CGTGATGGGCATGCTGTTCGATGATACCCGCTTGATGCTTGGGCCGCTGGGCCGCGCATTCTTGTGGGCGATGACGCCTTGAGCTGCATCCTCGGCATCCTCTGGTACGGCATCTGGGTTCTGTGGTCGGGGCTGCATTGGATTGCATGGAGAGTGAGCGTATGGCAGAGAGCATGATGTTGATTTGTGTCAACTGTGGAATGAACATTGTGCCCATCGTAGTGATTCATGGCTACACCGCCATTCTGGTCGATGTGCCCGGCAGCGAAATCCGGGTAGGGAAATTCATGTGCGGCCATTGTGGACATTGGACGCATTTTCGAGCCAGACAGGTAGATGAGCCCGTTCCGGCACAGAACTAGCGTTCTATGACCCCCGTACTCTTGTTCCCGGCGTCGGGAAAGTGCTATCCTGGGACCAGGAGATGAAACCATGAACACACTCGAAGCCCAGGAAACAGTACAGGAAATCAGCCAGGGAATTGCCCACAAGCTTTATACTGATGGGCTCTGGCGCGTAACGGCCATTAATGCCTTGGTTCAGGCCCTAGAAGTGCTGTGTGCCAATGAAGCTTGGGTGGGCCTGGCCTACCTGGAGGCTCTTCAGGATTACGAAAAGGCGGCCGGCCCGCTCGGGACACGAGAGGCCGCCTTCGGGCTTCACATCCCGAAGGCGTATCGGGAGCGCCGGCTTGCTGGACCGGGATGGTAGACGGGGATGAACCTACAGCTCGCATTTGCCATCTTGACGCTGGGCTACTGCATCGGCGTCATCAGCGCACTGGTGATTATGGGGACGATAAGGGATGACTGAAGTGGCAATTGGGATTGCTAGGGACTTGACAAGCATAAGAAACCGTGATAGTCTAGCAACATAACAACGCCGTAGTAGGACCAGCCCTATCCACTGGCCCCTCTCTCCAGGAAGGAGACGGGGGTCGTTTCATTTGTGCCAGTAACCCGAGAGGCTGAATGCCAGCAAACGTCGGGGCAACAAGGATGCACTAGCCGGCTCTGTCCGGCTAGTGGCATTATCAGAACATGGGCTCCCATCGCACACAAAGCGCACAATTCCGCTGGTCATCCAAACGATCCCGAGTTGCCACAATGCTGGCGCTCGGTTTCACGGCGCGTGAGACGGCGGCTGAGGTCGGGATCGCCATGCGGACTGTATTCGCCTGGAAGTCCGACCCCGAATTCTCCGCCGAGGTGGACAGACTCACGCTGATGAGCGATATCGCCAACCGAGCGGAGAGACTGCGGATCATTATGAAGGTGGTTCGAGCCCGGACGGGCGAAGACGGTACACTGAAGACAGACAAGGACGTTCTGGATTGGATCAAGTTGGCGCAGAGCGAAACTGATGGAGTCAGACTCAACCTTGCCGCCCTCCTTGAGGCTGCCGAAGAGCCGATGGCCCGAGGCAGACTTGATGGACCTGGGGCGCCGGAGTCGGATCAAGAAAACTAGGCCGAGGCCCTATAATTTCATTGGGAACAATAAGGCATTCATTGAAACCGCGCTAGCACATGAAAGGATCTTGGCTGGCCCGGCGGAGACGGGAAAGACAATAGCCTGTCTATGGCATCTCCATAATCTAGCCCGGATATGGCCGGGTTTACGAGGCGCTATTGTTCGCAAAACCTATGCCTCGATGCCCGGAACTGTTTTGGAGACATTCGAGAAAAAGATACTGCCGGTTCCGCCGGATAATCCAGAAAGCCAGATTGTCGCCTTTGGCGGCAAGCGCCCAGACCGTTACCTGTATCCTAACGGATCCGTGATATGGGTCGGCGGCATGGACAACCCAGACAGAGTCCTATCTTCTGAGCGTGATGTGATCTATGTCAACCAGGCCGAGGAGTTATCGTTAGAGGAATGGGAGACGCTAGCCACAAGAACGACAGGGCGGGCGGGTAACATGCCCAACGCCTTCCTCATGGGAGATTGCAACCCGGCGTATTCGACGCACTGGATTATGCGAAGGGCCGCGGCCGGGACACTACAAAAGATTGACAGCCGACACGTGGACAACCCCACGCTGTATGATGGGGCTGACTGGACAGAGCAGGGCAAGCGAACGCTCTCGGTTCTGGACGGACTAACGGGCGCCAGGAAGCAACGATTGCGCTTCGGTCTGTGGATTGACGAGGTCGAGGGGGCGCTATGGGAACGAGATAATATCGAGGCATTACGAGTCAAGGAAGCGCCGGCCCTGAAGAAGATTGGCGTGGCTATTGACCCGGCTGTCACGGCTACCGCAGACAGCAACGAGACGGGCATCATTGTCGGAGGCATCAGCGAAGTTGGGCATGGCTATGTGCTGGCTGACGGCTCCGGCACACTGGCCCCGAATGCCTGGGCCCGGAGAGCAGTCGATGCCTATCGAAATCATGCGGCCAATGCCATCATAGCCGAAGTCAATAATGGCGGAGATCTGGTTGAGAACACGATACGGATGCTCCGAGATGAGAATGATAAGCCGATAGGCCACAATGTCTATGTGCGCCAGGTGCGGGCGGCCAGGGGAAAGTTTACCCGGGCGGAACCAGTGTCCGCCCTGTATGGTGAGAAGCGAATCCATCATGTCGGGGAATTCCCAGAACTCGAAGACCAGATGTGTACCTGGGTTCCTGGCGAGAAGTCGCCCGATAGGCTCGATGCCATGGTATGGTTATTCACAGAGCTGATGGTGGGCGAGATGATATCCGGGGCGGAATTGGTCAGTTTCGCATGAGGTCAGCTTATGGGTCTCATTGACACCATAGCAGCTCGGTTCGGATATGCCAAAGCAGGAAAGCAGTATCCAAAGTGGATACTGGACACGGCTGCCGTGGCATCATCTAGCGACTTCAATCCAGCTATGTGGCGCAGCCAGGCCGAGCTATACCAGCGGCTATCCTGGGTACAGATTGCCGTAAGCATGATTGCCAATGCTATTGCTACAGTGCCGTTCTCGGTCAAGCAGATGCAAGGCGAAGATGAAGAGGATTTAATCAACCATGATTTCGAGCGGCTCCTGATGCGGCCGAATCCGCTGATGAGCCGATACGAGTTCCTGAACGCAACGGCTAGCTATCGGGCACTTACGGGGAATGCTTACTGGTGGCTGAATCGAGCCGGCGAAAATGCTCCCCCCTCCGAACTCTGGACGGTGCCAAGCCATCGAATCAAGCCAGTGCCGGACGGACGGATGTACTTGAAAGGCTATATGTATGATCCGGGGGATGGGCGGCAGATCCCTTTGGAGCCGTGGGAAATTGTCCACTTCAAGAAGTTCAATCCACTGGATCCATTCGTCGGACTATCGCCCATTGAGGCATTGGCGACTATTGCGCAGGGCGACTTGAAAATGCAGGACTGGAACACCAAACTGTTCGGCGAGAACAACGCCCGCCTTCCCGGCATCCTGGCATTTGCCGATGTAATCCTGGACTCGGATTGGGAGCTGATCAAGAAGGATGTCGTAGATAGCGCCAAGAAACGGCAGATGATGATGCTTCGCAATGCCGGCAAGGGCGGCGTCGAATGGATGCAGGCGGCCATGAGCCAGAAGGACATGGAGTTCCTGGCCGGTCGCAAGTTCAACAAAGAAGAGATATTTGGCATCTATGCGCCCGGACTGGCGTCTATGCTGGACACGAGCGCCACGGAGGCCAATGCCAAGACCGGACGGGCGACGTTCAATGAGTACGGCATCTGGCCCGTGCTTGTAGAGACGGCCGAGAAGATTACCAATGAAGTACTACCAGTTTACGGAGAAAATCTCCGGGGCGAGTTCGACGATGTCCGCTATGTGGACCGACAACTTGAGCTGACAGAGCAGGCCGAGTTCTCCAAGACGCACACCATCGACGAAATCCGCCAGAAGTATTACGGCGAGGGTGCGCTGGGTGATGCCCGGGGCGAGCTGATCCCGGTACAGATCGGGCCGGTGCCAGTGCCGCTGGACTTCATGCAGGCGGGCAGCATTGATGAGCTGGAAGAGCCGGAGCCCGTGGTGGAAGAGCCGTTTATCTTCCCGCCGGTGCCCGACCAGGCTGCCATGCCCGAGGAAATGCCCGAGCCGGATTTGGGTGCCATAGAGGCCGAGATGAAGGCATGGCGCTCGTTTGCCATCAAGCGACTGGGCAAGGATAGCCGGCCTTTCGAGTGTAAGCATATATCCGAGGCCGAGCAGACGCGGATTCGAGAGGCACTGAAGACTTGCAAGATGGCCGAGGACGTAGACCGAGTCTTCGGGCCGCAGGAATACTTGCCGCTGATTGAGAAGATTGAGGCGGGGATGAGGACGCTGATGGAGGCCGAGGCGTGACGTTTGATCTCGCCGTCTCGGTCTTGGATGCCTGCGATTACTTGGAGGCTAGGCACATTCATTCACCCATCAAGCGCCGAGATCCCATAGAGCCAGGGCGCCGCGAGAAGGAGTTGGCAGAGATCGAACTGACGAGGGCTATGCTGGCTCTCTTCCGGGCTCAGCGCAAGGCGGTGCAGGCGCTCTTGGAGCAGCATTATCCGGGCAGGAAGCAGTTACCCACCCCGCCCGATCCGACGATCATCATGGCGCTGGAGGAGGACATGGGGGGCTTCTGGCGGAAGATATTCAACATCGTGCAATCGGGGATGATTGGTGGCGTGCTCATCTTCGAGGCCAAGGTGCCCATTGGGCTGGATTATAGCCTCGTGAACATGAATGCCGTGGAGGCTGCCAGGAAGTACGTCTATGACCAGCTCAAGCCAGGCGTCGATGACGTGACCCGAGAAGCGCTGCGGAAGGCAATATCCGGCTTCGTCGAAACGCCGGGCATGACTATCGGGGATGTGATCTCGGCACTCCCATTCGATGAGGCGAGAGCCGAGCGGGTGGCAGTGACGGAGATCACCCGGGCGTATGCCGAGGGGAACCGATTGGCTGGCGAGAAGCTCAAGGAGGATTTTCCGGACGTGCCGGTGATCAAGCAGTGGTTCACGAATAACGACGATAGGGTTTGTGAGATTTGTGGCCCGCTGCATGAACAGATTGTCTTACTGGATGAGATATTCCATACCGATTTCGGCGACTTCGCTGAGCCGCCAGCTCATCCACGCTGTAGATGCTGGACGAGCGTCACGACCGACATCTCGAGGGCCACCTGATGGCCGATGACGTTCGCATCGATGTGAAGGGCATGGATGTCTTGCTGAAGAAGATGGGCCAATTTGGTCCAAAGATCACTGCCTACATGGCCCAGGCTGGCAAGGAAGCGGCACAGCGTGTCATGCTGCCGACCAAGGGTCTGGAGAACTATCCGCCCGAGACGGCAGCCAACAAGCCACCGACGCCATATTGGGTCCGAGGCGTAGGCATGCAGCGGTCTTTACAAGGACAAGAATATAACGACATGACCTCTGAAAATCTCGGCAAGCAGTGGATCGTTACCGCGTCTGGCTTGAACACTGTTGTTGGCAACAGTGCCAGTTATGCCAAGTGGGTGCATGGCGACGATAGCCAGGCGAAGGCTATGGGGCGCATTGGCTGGAAGAAACTTCTCGCCGCGGCGAAGGCGAAGATCGATGAGATCCGTGGCGTTTACGAGGGCTGGGTTGGTAAGGCCCTGAAAGACCTGGAGCTTTAGGAGAGCGCGATGCCAGAACCAAGACCGGACGAAGAACAGAGCGCTTTCATGGGGCGCTGCGTGCCGATGGTCCTCGATGAGGGAACCGCGGAAGATCAAGAGCAGGCCGTCGCCATGTGCTTCTCGATGTGGCGGCAGGCGCATGATGAGAAGGCCGAGGCTACGCCAGAAGAGATCAAAGCTTGGTTGAAGAAGCTCGACATTGAACACAAGACCATCAAAGCCGTCGGCGACTGGGAGCTCGAAGTACTTGGCATCCCATTCGGCTCGCCGGACAACAAGGATGCTCACGGCGAATGGTTCGACGCCAGCACCGAACTGTATCTGGACAATTTCAAGACGCCGCTAGTCCAGTATTACCATGGTTTCGGGCCGGACGGGAAGCCGCAGGGAAACCCCGAGAATATCGGTAAAACATTGTGGGTAGAGAAGCGCCCGGATGGCATCTGGTATCGCATCCTGCTAGACAAAGGCAAGGCGTTGGCCCGGCGCATCTGGGATGCGGCCAGGCAGGGCAAGGCCCGGGCGTCCAGCGGAACGCTAGAACACATGCGCCGGGATGACGGCAAGGGACGCATCACGCACTGGCCCGTAGCCGAGATTGCGCTGATTGATGTTGGCGAAGGACGCCGGCCGGCTAATGGATACGCGGTGGCCATGCCGGCGGCGAAGGCATACTACGAAGAGGCCGGGGTTACATTCCCCGAATTCGACAGCTCCGACGAACAGAAGCCAGAGGCAGAGGGCGAAGGCGACGAGCATAGGCCCGATGCGGCGGACGAGGCGCGGAGCACCCAAACCAAAACCAAGGAGTTTGAAATGGACGAGAAGGAAATCCAGGCTGCCGTCAAGGCTGCGCTAGAGGCCGAGAAGGCTGCCGAGAAAGCCGAGGCCGATGCCAAGGCTGCGGCCGAGGCAGCCGAAAAGGAACGCACCG